CAGGAAGATTTAAAGTATTTAATTATTTATGGTTGTGGTTTGAAGAACTTAGGATGTATCATAGGAAAGATGGTAAGATTGTAAAGGCGCATGATGATCTTATGAGTGCAACCAGATATGCATCCCAATCATTGCAGTATGCATCTCTGAGTCGTCCAAAGAAAAGACCTAGAAAGGCAATTAGTGAATATGATCACTATGAACATCATGAAAGTGCATATGCGTAAAAGTAGAAAACTACTTTTTAAATTAATAACTATTAATTATTTAACATAAAGGTCAATATGCCAATACATTCCGGATTCGTTTTTACGCCCGCAGTACTTAAACAAGTTTATGATAAAAATAAAAATATATTCAAAGGCAAAGGTCCGCGAGGTGGAGAATTAGGTAATATTTATAATTTATCAAAACCGATATATGAAGAAAGTCGTAAACATGTTACTGATACAGCCAAACGTGCACATCTTGATAAACCCGGAGGTGATGTTAAAAGATTTACAGATTGGTTAAGAAATCTAACTGCAAAAGGAAAGCATCATGCATTAGGTAGTACTTATCCTGGAAAAGATCCTTCTACTGAAAAAGAATTATCAGCACCAGTATTATCTTCAGGAGAAGTTGATCCTAGGGCAAGATTTATTGCATATCAACAACAGCGACGAAAGGACAGAGGAAGAAAAGCTGCAAACTTGTCTCCTGCATCAGGAGCATCTATATTAACAAGTTGAAAAGGAGATAATATGAGTTGGTTATCAAAAAAATTTAAACAAGCAACGAGTAGTGTAAAGACTAATGTGAATATAACTGTTCCTAAACTTCCAAAAAGTGTTGTTGATATTTCTAGTGGTTTCAATACTAATATCAATAGTATTACTTCTTCAACAAAGACAAATCTTGCATATGCCAAAGATATTATAAAAAAAGGTCCAAAAGGAACATTAGGTCATTGGGTGGATCAAATATATGGTAGTGATACAAAAAAAGCAGTTGGAAGTATTCAACAAACTTATAAAGATTTTGAAGACGTTATCACTTCAAACCAGCCATCTGATGATGTTACAGCCGCAATAACTTCAGCAAGTAATGAAGCAGTAGTACCCGGATATGGCAATGGCAATGGCAATGGCAATGGAGATGTAAATGGTAATGGAGATGGTATTGATGATAATAATATAAGTAGATCAATATATGGTTCTTTAAGATCATCAACTAGAGGTGGGGGATATAATATAAAAAAGAAAAAAGAACAATCCCGAGGTCAGATGAATCTTACACGTTCTATAGGTAGAAGTATCCTAACATCATAATGAGGTAATATGGCAAGAAGAAGAGGAAGACTAACATTACGAGAAAGACAGTCTCTGAGGAGAGGCGAGAAAGTATATAGAGATGGAGTAGAGATAGATAGAGACGGTAATCCTGTCCATCAGGAAGAAGCCCCAACAGAGTTAGCTCCAGATCATCCGGATTATGTGCCGGGAGAAACTGCTGTACCATCGGTTGAACGAGAAGCGGCGACTTCAACTATTCTAACTGAAGGCCAATCAGGAGATGATTGGGGAACAGAAGATATGGATGATTATTTTGGTGGAGAACCTCCAGATGATGACACAGATAATGAACCGCCAAAACTTCCTGAAGAAACTTCTGATCCAAATTTTAGTTCAGATTATACTGATTCAGGACAGCAGACTATAACTGATCAACCAAATGAAGATGATAAACCACCAAAGAAGTGGCATTGGATAGATGATGATCGTGTCCCAAGCCAAGCAGAAATTGATTATTATGGCGCACAAGATGCAGGAGAAACACCTGAGATAACTCAGGCACATCTTGATGAGATTGCACCTGGCGCAGGACCAATGCAAGAAAGTGACTTTGAAGATACTGAATCACAAGAAGAAAAAGATGATCCTTCAAATCAACCTGTAGGTCCAGAGTATGATACTCCAGAAGAAGACCCTCTTTGGACTCACTCTGACTTGGGTCCAAGTGCAGAAGACCAAATACAAACAACTCCAAAAGATTTAGTGGCAGAGTCTACACTTTTAACAGAACCTTCAACTGGTCAATCTGGTCAATCAAGTACTAAGACAATTGGTGGTGGATATTCTAAACAAAGAAGAAAAGAAGAGTCTCGTAAACATATGAACTTAACGTTTGGTAGTAACAGAAGTATTTTAACTTCTTAATTATATGGCAGAACAAAATTCAGATTTAGGTGCTTTTATTGACAGACACCATGATAAATTAAAGAATAACCGCAGAATATGGGAACGTGAGTGGCAGGAAATGGCAGAATATGTCTTGCCTCACCGTTCTGATTTTACTACAACTCATTCTAAAGGCGATAATAGAATGGGTATGGCATTTGAAGGAACAGCAATGCGACTATTAAAACGCTTTGCTTCAAATATTCATAATGTATTCACGCCAATGGGTGCAGAATGGTTTAAATTGACTACAGGACTTAGTCAAGTGGATAAAAACCGTAATGTTGCCCTATGGTTAGAAGAAGCATCTAAAATATTAAAACATCATATATCGAGACCATCATCAAACTTCCAAAGTGCAGTATTCCAATACTACTTGGAAGCAGGAACTTTCGGGACTGGTATTATTTTTGTTGAAGACTTGCCGGGGTTTGGTCCTCGTTTCCGTAATTTCCCTCTTTCGGATTGTATATTGGGTAGCGGAAGTGAGATGGAAATTGACACAATATATAGGAACTATAAACAAACGGCAAAAGACTTAGTTTCAAGGTTTAATCCAGAAACCCTGCCTGAACAGATTGTAGAAAAAGGTTTTGGATCAAAAATGCTGGATGAATATGATATTGTTCATGCTGTTTTTCCTTCGTGGACAATACAAAACTTCCTTCCAGAAGGATTTATTAAGCCTTTTGTATCTATTCATTATTTAAAAGATAAGAAACAGATATTACAATTTGGTGGATATGAAGAAATGCCCTATATCTGTGCAAGATGGGAAAGATCAGACAGAGAAATCTATGGAAGAGGACCAACTTGGGAAATAATGCCGGATATTCGGCTTATTAATGAAGTTGACAGGACATATTTAAAGGCAGTTCAGAAAGCAGTATCTCCGCCTCTATTTGTACCGGATTCTGGACTCTTAGACCCCCTAGATACTACACCGGATGCAATAAATTACTATTCAATCGGGCTAGGGGGCAAAGATATGATATTTGAAGTGCCAACTAATGCAAGACCTGACTATGCAGAGAAATTAAATGCAAAAAGTACTGCTGCAATCAGGGAAGGTTACTTCTTAGATTTATTGGAATTACCTGGTCCTATTGCACCGGATGGTGATGTAATGCGCTTCTCTGCAACTGAAGTATCAGTAAGAATGAGACAGAGAATGCCAATATTGGGGCCAATTCTTGCTAGACAAGAAGCAGAATTTCTTGATCCATTGATAAGAAGAACAATTAATGTATTAATGAGATCATTCCTATTACCTGAAATGCCAGATGAAATGGAGAATGATTTTAAGATTGAATATATAAATCCAGTTTCTATTGCAATGCGTTCAGGTGAGATAAATTCGATGAATCAGCTATTTGAAATGATTATGCCGCTTGCTCAGATTGACCAGACTATACCAATGTATTTTAATACACAGCAGATACTTGCAAATACTGCGGAAGTCCTGCAAATACCTACTTCTAATCTTAGAACAAAAGAAGAAGTTGATCAGATGATTGCAGAACAGCAAAGACAGCAACAGCAACAGGAACAAATACAACAAGCTCAAGTTGCAGGTGATTTAAATGAAAAACTTGCAAAAGCAGAAGCACTTAGATCAAAAGCAGCATGATTTCACGTTGGTTACAGGAAAAAGGAAAGCGTAAAAGTTTTAAAGAGGTTTTTAGTGGTGAAGATGGGCAGGATGTTATTGCAATGCTTGCAAATGCACATTTTGTCTTTCGTACTTCACATGCTAATGATCCCTATACATCTGCATGGCAGGAAGGTCAAAGAACTGTAGTAATGGAGATTATTAATCTCGTTGGTGCAGATTTGGAAGCCATAAGGAAAAGAATTGACATGCAGGAACAAGCTCGCGTAGAAAGACGAGCATAACCTTAACAATAAATAAGTTATGGCAGAAGAAATGGCTCCTGTAGAAAATTCAGGGCAAGCTGAAATAGATTCTACTATTCAATTTAATGCATCCACTATGCCTGAAGGTCTAAGGGATGAACCTAGTCTCCAAACATTTGACTCTGTAGACAAACTTGCTAAGTCCTACGTTAATGCAGTCAAAATGATAGGAGGAAACCCTGACAATCTCATCTCTCTTCCGCAAGAAGGGGAAAGTTGGGATAGTTTTTATAATCAACTTGGAAGACCTGCACAAGCAGATGGTTATGATTTTGGAGAAGATACAGATGGTGTATTGAATGATTTTAAATCATTTGCACATCAGAATAATCTTACTCAGGATCAGGCCGATAACTTGTTAGATCTTTTTTCAGATATAGAAGAAGAAGGTGCTAAAAATGAGGAACAAGCTATGGAGGACTTAAAAGTCGAGACTACTATCGGACTCCAACGAGATTGGGGGAAAAATTATGATGGGAATCTGGATTATGCCCGAAGAGCTTATGCCCAGTTTGGTACTCCTGAATTGACTGAAGTTATGGATAGTTCAGGTTTTGGTAATCATCCTGAAATGATCAGAGCCTTTTCAAAAGTCGGTCAGTTACTAGGAGAAGAAGCACTTGCAGTAGGCACAGGATTAGGTCGTAATCAAATGTCTCCGCAATCTGCGCAGGAAGAGATTCAGGCTCTTTATCGTGATAAGGACTTCTCAAAAGCATATAGAGACAATAAAGACCCAAGTCACAAAACTGCAATGAGTAAAATGGATAGGTTATTTAAACAAGCATATCCAAATCAAAAAAGAGCAAGATAGTTTCACACCTCCACTATGGAGGATAAGCCGAACAAGAGATACTAGGTAGATAACCAATGGCCTACTGAATATTCTCTTGAGACCCTTTATGGATAATCTCTAGGTTATAGTGATTATTACTTATACACATATCGTGTATGAGATTTCTATAAAAGGTACAACATGGCTAATTTTTATGACATTGAAACCTCGTATATACATCGCTATTCTGCTGATGTATTACATGCGCTTCAACAAAAAACAACACGGTTACGGAATTTTGTAACCAATAAGCCAGACTGTCAAGGTGTTGCCGAGTTCATTGATAAGATCGGAACTAACGAAGCACTAGACAAAGTTGCACGTTTTGCAGATTCGCCAGTACAGGCAATATCCCATCAACGTAGGAGAGTATCAGCACAACCTAAAAATGCTGGATTCTTCGTAGAGGGCTTTGATACACGACGTATGAACTACGATGTGTTTCAACCTTATGCGGAAGCTACGTCAATGGCTATGGCTCGTAAGATGGATTCTGTAATCGTTGAGGCCGCCTTTGGTTCAGCATATGAATCAGATGGTGGTGTAATGGACGGTGCAACCGAAATAGTCTGGAATGACACTAATTTCCCAAATCAGTTTATTGCTAAGACTTTCTTTTTTGGATCGTCTGCAAATGCTGAAACTTCTGGTATAATAAGTTCAACTGCTTCTACTGGATATACTTTATCAATAGATAAATTATTGAAAGCTAGAAGGATTCTTTCTGAGAACGAAGCAGATCAATATGATGAAGGTGGTAATCCACTATATTTCATTGTTTGTTCTGCGGCTCAGATTGAAGCATTGTTGCATTCAACCAGAGTACAAAGTTCGGATTATAATAACATCCGGGCACTCGTAGAAGGTCAAACCAACTATTTTGCAGGGTTCCAGTTCATACGCTATGAAAATATGCCTGTGGCTGGTACTGGTGTAACACAAGTTGAAAAAGTCTTGGCTTTTCACCCTCAAGGGTTAGTATTTTGTTCTTGGGAAGAACCTGTAACAGAGATCGAAAGACGTTCTGACAAATCTTTTGTTCCATATGCATATTTTGAAATGGATATTGGAGCAACTAGGGTTTGGGAAGAAATGGTCATTGAAATCGAATGTTACAAAACTTAACCCCAAACTATGAAAGGACAATATGGCTAATTTATATGCAGTAGATTACACTAAACGATTCATAACTGTTCCTGCTAAGTTGACTGATGTCGCGGCGCAGGGCGGTAGAATGCGGGTATTGTATGATACATACACAGTTGTAACTGCTTCTGCCGTAGACGATGTTGTTTACTTCGGAAGATTACCCGGAGGATCAAAAGTCTGGGAAGTCGCAGTTCACCTTACTGCAACATTAGGTTCAGGTGCAACTGTTGATGTTGGATGGCAAGCTGTGTCGGCAACGGCTACAGCAGCTAATACTGATCTCGACGGATGGCATAATGGTGTAGATGGTACAGCAGCAGTATCTTATTGGAAAATGGGTGGTGCTTCAACAGCATCAGCTAATAAAGGTATTGTAATTGCTCCTACAGCTATTCCTGATGAAGCTAATGTAGTTGCAACATTGTTGGGTTCAGACCCAGCCGCAGCAGTTGTAATTGGTTGTTTAGTCTACTATTCATTAGACTGACAATAATTAATAATCGGGGGTTGGGAAACTGGCCCCCATTTCTAACAGTTTATTATGGATAAAACTGGTATAGCTAATCTTGCCTTGAGTAATCTAGGTGAGGCTAGGATACAATCTCTTACAGAAAATAGTGCAAGAGCAAGAGCATGTTCTGCAAGAATAGAAGGATGTATTGAAACTGTTCTTCGTATGAATGTATGGAATAGTGCATTAGAACGTCAACTACTTA